CGAGTTCGCATTCGTAAGACCAACAATAGCAGAAAAGTTCTGGACTTCTATCACACCAACTCTAGCGACTGGTGGTAAGGCTATCATTACAAGCACACCCAACAGTGACGAGGATCAGTTCGCATTAATATGGAAAGGTGCTAATAAAACTGAAGATGAATACGGTAATAAGACTGAGTTAGGTAGGAATGGATTTAAGGCATATAGAAGTTATTGGTATGAACAGCCTGGTCGTGATGATAAGTGGGCTGAAGAGATGCGTAGTCAGTTAGGTGAAGATCGTTTTAATCGTGAAATTGGTTGCGAATTTATTATAGCAGATGAAACATTAATTAACCCAAACACATTAATTATGCTAGAAGGCTCAGAGCCAGTAAGTAGATTAGGACAGGTGCGTTGGTACAAGGAGCCATCTAAAGGTAATATCTATGTTGTAGGACTTGATCCAAGTTTAGGTACAGGAAGCGATCCTGCTGCTATACAAATATTTGAAGCAAACACTACAGAACAAATAGGTGAGTGGAAGCACAATAAAACAGAAATACCCCAACAAATAAAACTAATAGCAGATATTACAAATTATATAGTTGAACAAACTAATGAACCTAATAACATATATTATAGTCTAGAAAACAATAGTATAGGTGAGGCCGCATTAATTTCACTAAATGAATATGGTGAAACTAATGTCCAAGGAATTTTCTTAAGTGAAATTGGTAAAAAACGCAAGGGATTTAATACTAGCCATAAAGTGAAATTGACTGCTTGTGCTAAGTTTAAAACTCTTTTAGAAACTAAAAAGATGAAATTACATAGCAGAAGTTTAATTAGTGAACTAAAAACGTTTGTAGCCTTAGGTGGTAGCTATAGTGCGAAAATTGGGGAAACAGACGATTTAATAATGTCAACACTTTTAATAGTAAGAATGCTACAACAACTAACGGATTTTCATTACGAATTAGAAACGCAAATGCGGGATCACGATGAAATGGTAGCTCCTCTTCCGTTTTTTGCTGTCCTTAGCTAGCTTTTTGGACTAAATATTAGTATGGCCATAAATGCAGAAACAAGAAATGAAAAACTATATGACTTTTTAAAAGCAAATGGTCTAGACCCTATACCTAAAGACAGTAAAAATCAAACTACTGTAATACCTAAAACTGACGTTTTTAAATTTACATATCCGTCAGATAGTGGTGGAAGTGCCCAAAAGACAGAAAACTCAGTTTGGGCAACTATAGATAATAATAATGCACTAACTGTTTATTATGATGATGAAACTACAGACAATGAATTTTTTAAATTTTTAAACAGAATGAAAACATGGGCCCAGCGTAAACAGTTAGAGTTTAAACCAAAAAATAGAAATCATTTAGATAGCGACATGGCTAAGAGGGACTATATGAAAAACAAAGAACAGTTGGGTGAAAGTTATTACCCAGTAGGCAAAAAAACAAGTTACAGCGATAGTGTACCAAGTGTTAAAATTCTATTAATGCATACTCGCAACCTTGAAGAAGGCGAACAACGTTTTCGTAATGTCGCAAAAATTTTCATTGAAAATACAAATGGTGAAAGATTTTTAATTCCGACCATACGTCCTGGTATTGCTAGAGTATATGCTAGACATATAGCTGAAGGTGGTACGCCATATGATGAGCGCGGTAAACATATTACTTCTGTTGTTGAAGAATATACTAAAATGGCTGGATTTGTTCGAGCTACAAAAAATGGACAATTTAATGAAAATGCTCAGTTACTAGTCAATGAAGGTATAGGTCATTATGGCAGCTTACGAAATACCCTACAAACTATGACAACACGCAGAGGCTATAATAACTATTTTGATAATTGGACACCTATGCTAAATGAAGAAACAGCCGAAGATAGTAACTTAAATGAATTGTTTGTACAGGAAACACTGGATCCACGCATTGAAAGTGTTATGCCTATACTTTCACGTTTACGTAAAAACTTAAAAGAAATGGATGAAGTTAAAGTACTTGAAGATTGGGCAGATCAACTCATAAACGAAAAACTGTCTATAGATCCTAAAAAAAAGGATGAGGCTACCGAACAGTTAGACGAAGAACAAAGAATTTATCTAGTTGTAAAAGATAATCTAGCTATTGGAACTTGGAACGGTCAATATTTTAAGCCGTTCGATAAAACCAAATATCCATATGGCTATAGCGATCAAATTCCCTCTGGTTCGACCATTGATAAAAGTGCAGGTGATGTAACACCTTCACAAGTAGGCATGGCTAAAATAGGTCTAGAAGAATATTTTGTTTCAGAGACGCCGGGACCAGAAACATTAAGACATAACGAACGAATAGTAAAATCTAATCTTGATGCTTTTGATTTAGAAGAAACAGTTGACGGAGAATTTGCAGGTAACTATAAAATTGGCGAACCTGCACAATGGCGTAACAAAGGACCAAAAGCAAATAAGCCAGCTACACGCGGTGATTTAGTCGGTGAAAGTGAAATGGATAAATTGAAAGCACTTTCGGGAATAAAGTAATATTTTTTACACTTATTTAGGTAATAAATATAATTGACACAGCGTGATATTCGTGTAGAATATTATACTGTGTTAGTTGTCTCCTAGACAACTCAACATAAAACACATTTAGGCTCAACATAGGCATTTACAATATAGGAGATTATATATGGCAAGTCTAGCAGATATCCGCGCACGTATCGCGGCACAAGAAAGTAAGAAATCAAATCAGGGTACAAGAACCCAATCAGATAACGCAATCTATCCACACTGGAATATGGACGAAGGCACAACTGCCACTATTCGTTTTCTTCCAGACGCTGATAGTAAGAATACGTTTTTCTGGGTAGAACGACAAATCATCAAACTTCCATTCAATGGCGTCAAGGGTGATCCAAATGTAAAGCAAGTGGTTGTACAAGTTCCATGCGTAGAGATGTATGGCGATAATTGTCCTATCTTAGCTGAAGTTCGCCCTTGGTACAAAGATGACACGCTCAAAGATTTAGCTAACAAGTATTGGAAAAAGCGCAGTTATCTGTTTCAAGGCTTTGTTCGACAGAACCCAATCGGTAACGATGTAACTCCAGCGAATCCTATCCGTAGGTTTGTCATTAGCCCACAAATTTATACTATCATAAAAAGTTCATTGATGGATGCTGAGATTGAAGAACTGCCAACAGATTATATGCGCGGTCTTGATTTCAATGTTAAGAAAACTAGCAAGGGCGGCTATGCTGATTACAGTACTAGCAACTGGGCACGTAAAGAAAGCCCATTGACTGAGACAGAGCAGGCTGCTATTGATGCTCATGGCTTGTTCAATCTTGCTGACTTCTTGCCAAAGAAGCCAAGCGAAAGTGAATTGCGTGTAATCAAGGAAATGTTTGAGGCTTCAGTAGATGGTAAGCCATATGATGCTGACAAGTTCGGCGCATATTATCGTCCATATGGACTCGATATACCAGCAGGTTCCGATAAGCAAACTAATGAAACAACTCCTGTTACAGTAGCTGTTAAAAAGCCTGTAGTAGAGGATAAGGAACCTGAAATAAAGAGTGAACCCGTAGTAGTTCCTAAGAGTACTTCTAGTGACAAGGCACAGGACATTTTAGCGATGATCCGTGCTAGACAGCAGAAGGGCTAAGAAAGTATTGGGGAGAGGTAAAACTTTCCCCTCTCCTAACTGAGGAAACTACCATGACACTACCAGACGAAAGATATCGCGCATTAAAGCAGGGAAAGAAACTATTAGAAGAACTTTGTGATCCGGGCAAGACGCCCCGTGTACCGTCTATAATCCGTGATCGTGCCCGTGGTGCATTACGACACTATCCTACTGATTGGGAACTTGATCGTATCGCAGATAGTTGTCCTGATATGCTTGACAAAATAGCATTTAATGATAGACTGTTACGAAAGAATATTTTTAAATAAGGAGGGCTTGTGGCCAAACCATTTGATGTTAGTAAATTTAGAAAAGATATTACCAAAAGTATTGAAGG